TGTAGTGCACCTCGCTCACGAGCACCTTGTCATCCTTGACCTGGTAGAGCCCGATGTCGGTCTCGCCGTAGCGGTCGCGGATCACGGCGGCGGTGCCGCGTGCGCAGACCTCGACAAACAGGCGATCAAGCTGCGCGCTCGCCGGGCCGGGCGGCACGGTGCCGTCGTCGGCCACGCGCCCCGGCGGGAGGTAGAGCCGCAGCACGGCACTCCCGTAGGCCAGCGTGGCGCTGAGGGCGTCCTGGACCAGCTGGGCGGCGTCGCGCACATCCCACCACGGCGTAACCAGCGCCTCGGCCTCTGCCACGAGGCCCGCCTCGGCGCGGGTGAGGTCGTCGCTGGCACGGGCCGGGGCCGACGGCGTGTAGGCCCATGCGGGCTCGCGCCCCACCGTCGCGGCAACGTGGCGGGCCACCACCTCGGTGAGCACGTTTTTACTCACAAAGGCGGTCTGAATGAGCGCCATGGTTGCGCCGAACTCGGCGGCGCTGGCGGGCGGGCGCGGCCCCATCCACCCCGCCCCGCCCTGCCAGTGATCGCCTGCCAGATACGAGGCAATGCGCGCCGCCTCAACAGGCGCGGGGGCGTCCGCGATCAGCGTGGCGATCTGCGCGTGGCTCAGGGCCAGCGGGTCAATGCGCTCGGGCATCGGGGCTCCTAGTAGGTGGCGCGGGAAGCGCTAGGGCGGCGGGGCTGTGGCACAAGCGGCGGCCCCGCCATGACCCCGTAGCGAAGCATATCAAAATCGTCGTCGCCCCCGCGCCCCGCCGCGTCGGCATCGATCTTCTTGACATCCTCGGGGTTGCGCGGGTCGGGCGTGAGCCGTGCGAGCGTGTCGAACACGGCCCGCCCGCCGTAGCGGTCGTTGAGGAACAGCGTGGGCGGCACCGGCGGCGATGCGGCGGGGTTGCCAAGCCGTTCGCCCACGGCCCGCGCACCGGCCACACGGGCAATCGTGGCGCGCTCGAGCAGATAGCCGTGGGCGCGGAACTTGTCGGCGATGGTCTCCGGGTCGTCGTGGCCCGAGGCCCAACAGTCATGCCCTGCCACGATGCGCAGCCCGCGCTTGGGCACGCCAAGCGCGGCTAAGAGCTCGTCCATGGCGGCCACGTGCTGCGGAATGTACCAGCGGTTTCTCGCGTGGCGCCCCAGCAGCACGATGCGCCCGCCGGGGTCGCTGGCGAGCACGCCGAAGCTGAGAAGGTGCGCAAAGCCATAGTCAAGGCTCGCCCACACGCGCCAGCCTGGCGGGGCCGTGTGGTACGTGGCGAGGTGCAGGTGCTCGTCAAGCTGCTGGTAGTACGCCCCTTCGGCCCCCACCCAGCGGCCCAGGCGCAAGCGCTGGTAGCGCACGCCCGTCAGCGCGTCAAGCACGGCCATGCTGCGCACGCCCTGATCCGTCAGGGCGCCCGCCTCGTCGTACAGCGTGGGGTTGTCGGCGTGCGTGCTCTCCAGCAGCCGCAGCGCGCCCACAGCCTCACGGCGTTTAATCCAGTGATCCTCAGCACCGGGGTTGCAGTCGCCCCAGACCATCGGCGTGTCGGTGCGGGCGCCGCGCCCCGTGGTACGCGTGGTAAGGGTCTCGTAATCCTGCTCGTCAAGCTCCTCCGCCTGGTTGACGTAGGCGCCGCCAAACTCGCCCGAGAGGATCTTGTCAGGGTTGTCGAAGCCCACGACCCAGACGCGCGCGCCGTTGGGGTACTGGTAGAACGCGGGGTGCTCGCCACCGTACACGGTGACGCCGCCCCGAATGGCGATGATGCGGCGCCAGGTGCTCAGGACGGTGCTGTCCATGGTGGCGCGCACTTTGCGTGCCAGGATGTAGGCGTCGGGCACGCGCCGCGCCTCGCTGTCCAGGCGCCACAGGCCCGCAAACGTTTTGCCGGTTTCCGCCGGCCCAGAGAGCAGCCAGGCGCGATCCGTGATGCGCTGGGCCGTCTCCGCAGCGCCACGAAAGCGCGGCGTGCCAGGGCGGTCAAGGCCGCTTGCCGTCGCCCGCCGCATGGGCGCTGCCGGGTAACTCAGGCGCCCATGCGCCCCGCTGATCAGGCTCGGCATTAGTCGCCTCCCTCGCTCGTAAGCGTGGGCAGCAGGCGGTCAAGGTCAAGCGCGTGCGCCCGCAAGTCCAGCCCCGTCGTGAGCGCGCGGGCAATCGTCGCCAGCGCGGCGGGCGTGTACTCAATCGCCTTGTGGTGCGCCTGGAGCTGGGCCAGCATCGCCACGGCCACGCCGCACAGCGCCCGCCCGTACTGCATCGCGTCGGCGCGGTGCGCTTCGAGGTCGCGCTGGTAGCTCTCGGCATGCGCGCGGGCGGCGAGGTTCGCCAGCGTCTGATCATAGGCGGCGGCGGCGGCGCCCCAGCCGTACTTGACGCTCCAGTTCTCCGCCGTCGTGTTGCTTACCCCGCTGGTGCCCCGCTTGTGCCCCGCGAGCTTGTCTAGCGAGCGCTGCGGCCCCATCGTGAGATATTCCACGCGGGCGGCGTAGGCGCGCGGCGTCTCCTCGTCAAGCCGGGGGATCGTGATGGTGGCGGGGGTGCTTGTCATAGCTCAGTGTGGAGCGCAGCGGTCGGAGTCGAACCGCCTTCCCCCGGCTGGAGGCCGGGTGCATCGCCGTCAATGCTTGCTGCGCGTGATTCGCCGCGATACATCCCCGCGCCCCGCCGCTCAATCTCGCTGAACGGCAGGATGGGCACGGTCAAGCGGGCGCGGGCCGTGGGGTCGAGAAAATAGACGTAGCGCAGCTGAAAGCCGGGGATGGGCGTAGCGCCCTGCTCGCGCGCCAACGCCGAGCCGAAACGGCCATCTGGTGCTCTATGATTCGGGTTGTCAAGCGTTTTCTTGTTGACAGTGACGCCGTTTGGCAGTCGGAGTATCTGCACATTACGTTTGATATTGGTAAGCACAAAGCCGCTGGCGCGGTAGATCGTCCCGTCGCCGCATTGCGTGCCGTCTGCGAAACTGATAACCCATTGCAAATGCGGCGCGTGCTGTTTGAGCAACCGCATTGCCACACTAATCGCCCGGCTCTCGCTATTGCGCGGCAACGCCTCGCTAAAAGCCATACGGTTGAGCTCAATAAAATCATTCCAGCCTGTATCTTTAACTAACCCAAGAGTGCGGCGAATATCCGTAGATGGCCCAAACTGCATGGCTCCTTCAAGGCGGTCTTGGTAAAACACGCCCAAGTGTACGCGGCTATTGTTTACCACCTTACCCGAATAATGCACGCGCTTAACCAGGGCGTCGGCGTCCTTGCGGGCAATCGGGGCCACATGAATTGCTTTAGCTACTCCCAAGGTACGCCTCCACAATCCGCGCAAGGGCGTTGCCGTTGCTGTTCGCGTTGCCCGTGTCGCCGAACGGCCCGACGCTCTTGGCGGCGTTCAGCGCATCCTGTACCTGGGCGGCCTGTGCATCGCACAGGGTAAACGTCATCGCCTGGAACGGCGCGCGGTCTCCATCGGGCAGCATGCCGAACGCATCCGCCGGGTCAAGCGTGGCAATAATCCCCGCCTGCTCGGCTAGCTCCGCAAGCATTGCCTGAAGCGCCGCATCACCCGTGCTCACCTCGCGCAGCAGCGCGTCAAGCTGCGCGGCGTCGGTGCCTGCCATTGCCGAGAGCGGGTCAAGCGTGGCAAGGATCAGCGCTTCCTCGGAAGGGTCAAGCTCCACATACGTCACCGGGATCGTGGGCTGGCCGTCGCGGAGGGCAAGGGCAATGCGGGCGTGGCCGTCCACAACGAAGCCGCTGGTTTTGTTCACGATAACGTTTTGCACCAGCCCCACGTCGCGCAGCACGCCGCCGAGCGCGTCCGTCTGCGAAAGGGGATGCGTGCGCCAGTTGCCAGGGTTGGCGAGCAGCTGGTCGGGCGCCTCTTCACCATAGCCGACAATCCGATTGCGCCACGGGGCGCTCACGAGGTGCGCTCCACGGTGAGCCCTTCGGCTTCGCAGCGCACCGCCGAAAGTCCGAGGCTTTCCATCCGCTTCAAAACAACATCGGCATAGCGCGGTTCTATTTCGCACCCGAAACACCGCCGACCTAAGTTATTGGCTGCTACCATTGTTGTGCCTGAGCCGAGATACACATCTACTACTAAGTGATTGTCTTTGGTGTATTTATCTAATATCCATTCAATAACCTGAATTGGTTTTTGTGTTGGGTGTACTCGCTTTTTTGTGTCTTGAGTTTCGGTTCCAAAATATCCCGCCCATCTTACTCGTACAATGTCGCGCTTATGTGCAGATCTTGACCAGCAAAGCTCAAATGAAGATCCAAACATTGTATCAACGTTGCCGCCCTGAGAGTCTTCTCGTTTATCCCAGACAAGCCAGCTACCACTAGATCTGTCAGGTATCTTTTCTGCGTAATAATCGGCTCCAAATAAGAACATTTCCGCAACGTATCCAAATAAATCAAAAATATGAGAGGGATTGAATGGTCTATCATCTCCGATGACAGGTGCGTGCTTTATTGATTTCGAGCTACCGCCCTTGCGTCGAAATCCTTCATATTTACCACCTGGTTGGCGATTTGCCCACTCTGCCATTTGTGTATAGTCGGTGTCTAACTTCATACCATACGGCGGATCAGTGATCACCGCGTCCGCCCGCTCCCCCTGCATCAGCCGCGCCACGTTCGCCGGGTCGGTGCAGTCGCCTACGAGCAGGCGATGCACGCCGCCGATGCTCCACAGATCGCCAAGCTGGCAGCGCGTCGGCCCGTCGTCGGGCGTGGTGTCGAACTCGTCACCGCCCGCCCCTGGCTTCGGCGCCCCCGCCAGCCCCGCCAGCAGCGCGTCAAGCGCCGTCGCGTCGATGCTCACGGGGATCTCGCCTTGCTCCGCCAGGGAGCGCAGCAGCGCCGCGTAGCCCTCAGGCTCCCACATGCCCGCCATGTCCAGGTCGGTGAAGTCCCCGCCTGCCATAGTGAGATTGTTATGCGCGATTCCGTAAGCTTCGGCGGCGGCCTGGCTCGGCGCGTCCACCCCGAACAGCACCGGCACCAGCCAGGCGCCGCCCTCGACGACCACGCCGCGCGGGGCGGGTTGGCCTTGCGCCTGCATCGCGCTCAGGGCGTCGCCGCGCCCGTTGCCCTCCACAATCCCGCCCTCGCCCGCATTGAGCGCCGGGTCGTAGGCGGGCGGGTCGCGGAAGCCGTGGCGCGTGATGCTCTCCGCCAGCGCGCCGAGGTCGTGGCGCTTGGCGTTGCGATCCCAGCGCCGCAAGGTGGCGAGGTCAACGTAGCGAAGCTCTAGGCGTTCAGTCATCGCATCCTCATCATCGGCAGCGCCACCCGCCAGCGCGTCGCCACAAGCACGCCGTCGGCCTTGACCGTGCGCCACTCGCCTTGTGCATACGCGGTGCAGCGCAGCGTCACACCGCTGCCGTCATCCTCGCAGGCACCCAGCCCGCCCGCGCCGCCCTCGACGACCACGACGGGCGCCACCGCCAGCCCCTCGGCGAACCACCAGGACGCGGCGGGGGCGGCGCGTAGCTCGCCACGCCAGGCAGGCGCCTGCGCGCTCACCGGGGCAACGAGCACCACGCACGCCACGGCCACGAGGGCGCACAGCAGCACCACGATGACGAGCAGCAGGGGGTCGATGGGGCGGCGGCGCATTAGACGATGCTCTTTAGCTTATGCGCCGGGGGCGGCGTCATCGGCGGCACATGCTCGGGCCAATGCCAGGTGGCGGGAGCGGCGTCAGGGTCGTAGCTGGCAACCGTTGAGAAGGGCGGGCCCATCGGCGGGAGGACGTACAGCGTCTGTCCTTCTTGATGGTTGTCGCTGGCGTCCATCATACGACTATGGCGCGCGGTGATGATTGCCGCGTAGTGCTGATCTCCGTACATGAAGTGGACGACGCGCCCCACGCTTGGGGCGGGCATCGTGGCAGCACCAGGGGTCTCAGGCATGGGTCATCCTTTTGATAAGGCGGCGGCGCACGAGGGGGCGCCCGCTGCGATCATCGCCTCTACCTGTGCGCGTGTCTTGGGATGCAGGACGATATGCTCGCGTGTCTTTGCG